ATGCTCACCGTTAAGCAGATTGAAGCAGCAAAGCCGAAAGAAAAACCATACCGACTTCTCGATGGTAATGGCCTGTACCTTTATGTCCCTGTATCCGGGAAAAAGGTATGGCAGCTTCGCTACAAGATTGACGGTAAGGAGAAAATCCTGACCGTCGGAAAATATCCGCTTATGACTTTGCAGGAGGCAAGGGATAAAGCATGGACTGCGAGGAAAGACATCTCGGTTGGCATCGATCCGGTAAAAGCGAAAAAGGCTTCGTCTAACAACAATTCCTTTAGTGCGATTTACAAGGAATGGTACGAGCACAAGAAGCAAGTCTGGTCAGTAGGCTATGCAACTGAACTTGCAAAAATGTTTGATGACGACATTTTACCTATCATCGGCGGCCTTGAAATTCAGGATATTGAGCCGATGCAACTGCTGGAAGTAATCCGCAGATTTGAAGATCGCGGTGCAATGGAGCGAGCCAACAAAGCACGCAGAAGATGCGGCGAGGTTTTCCGTTACGCTATTGTCACCGGCAGGGCTAAATATAACCCGGCACCTGACCTTGCTGACGCCATGAAGGGATACCGCAAGAAGAACTTCCCGTTTCTTCCTGCAGACCAGATCCCGGCATTCAATAAAGCACTGGCAACATTTTCAGGTAGTATCGTATCGCTCATTGCGACCAAAGTTTTACGCTACACAGCCCTAAGAACGAAAGAGCTTCGTTCTATGCTATGGAATAACGTCGATTTTGAAAACAGGATTATCACTATCGACGCCAGTGTGATGAAGGGACGCAAGATTCATGTGGTCCCGATGTCGGACCAGGTGGTTGAACTTCTCACTACGTTAAGCTCCATCACCAAACCAGTATCAGAGTTTGTTTTTGCCGGGCGTAACGATAAGAAGAAGCCAATCTGCGAGAACGCGGTATTACTTGTGATCAAACGAATCGGCTATGAGGGTCTGGAAAGCGGTCACGGATTCAGGCATGAATTCAGCACGATTATGAACGAGCACGAATGGCCTGCCGACGCCATTGAAGTGCAACTGGCACATGCCAACGGCGGATCTGTGCGCGGGATTTACAACCATGCTCAGTATCTCGATAAGCGCAGAGAAATGATGCAATGGTGGGCGGACTGGATTGATGAAAAGGTGGAGTGATCCGCCTTAACAACTATCGAATATCACAAAGCCTTGCAACAAGGCTCAAAGCCTTGTGTGTCTAAGTTTTGTTTCATCAACCACAGCAAGTCATCGATCGATTGAGACTTGGATGATAGACTTCATGCCTTTGATTATTAGCTGATAGAAGAAATGTTAAAGCTATTTGCAAAGTACACCTCGATTGGTGTGCTAAACACACTTATACACTGGGTGGTTTTTGGTGTATGTATCTATGCAGCGCATACAAACCAGGCTCTTGCAAACTTCGCAGGTTTCGTTGTGGCTGTGAGCTTTAGCTTCTTCGCGAATGCAAAATTCACATTCAAGGCAACGACTACAACGATGCGCTACATGTTATATGTCGGGTTCATGGGAACACTGAGCGCTACTGTTGGATGGGCTGCTGATAGATGTTCACTTCCTCCAATTGTCACTCTTGTTACATTCTCCGCCATCAGCCTGGTGTGCGGTTTCGTCTATTCAAAGTTCATTGTATTTAGGGATGCGAAATGAAGATATCTCTGGTCGTTCCTGTCTTCAATGAAGAGGAAGCGATACCAATTTTTTATAAAACGGTACGTGAATTCGAAGAGTTGAAGCCATATGAAGTGGAAATTGTTTTTATAAATGATGGTAGCAAAGACGCTACGGAGTCAATCATTAACGCTCTGTCCGTTTCAGATCCTCTAATTGTTCCGCTGTCATTTACACGAAACTTTGGTAAAGAACCAGCATTGTTTGCAGGGTTAGACCATGCAACAGGTGATGCCGTTATTCCTATTGATGTTGACCTGCAAGACCCGATTGAGGTTATTCCTCATCTGATTGAAAAGTGGCAGGCAGGCTCTGATATGGTGCTGGCTAAGCGAACTGATCGCTCAACTGACGGACGACTGAAACGCAAAACGGCAGAGTGGTTTTATAAATTGCACAACAAAATAAGCAACCCAAAGATCGAGGAGAATGTCGGCGATTTCCGGTTAATGAGCCGTGAAGTTGTCGAAAACATTAAGCTTATGCCAGAGCGCAACCTTTTTATGAAAGGTGTGCTGAGTTGGGTTGGCGGTCGCACAGATGTTGTCGAGTATGCACGCGCAGAACGAGTGGCAGGCAGTACTAAATTTAATGGATGGAAACTGTGGAACCTGGCACTTGAGGGGATCACAAGCTTCTCTACTTTCCCGTTGCGCATGTGGACTTACATTGGCCTGTTCGTAGCTGGAGTGGCGTTTCTGTACGGTGCTTGGATGATTATCGACACACTGGCCTTCGGCAATGCTGTGCGTGGATATCCATCCCTGCTTGTCTCTATTCTGTTCCTTGGCGGGGTTCAATTGATTGGCATTGGCGTTCTTGGTGAGTACATTGGCAGGATATATGTTGAGTCCAAGCAGCGTCCAAGATTTATTCTGAAGAAAAACAGGGATTTGAAATGAATAGATTTCTTGGTGTCCGTTTAGAAGCATGGATTTTAATTGTATTTTCAATAATTGTCATTGCTACTACAAAAAACGTGTACATGATTAACACGGGTGATTTCCATCGCGCAATATTCCCATTCATGCCGCCAATACCGTCATTCCAGCATAGCATGGACCTAAAGTATCATCTTTATGATGAGTTTTGGGGAATTAGTAAGTTTACTTACATGAGCACATACTCTTATATCCTGTACTTTATAGGTGGTATTTTTAAATTATTTACAGACCAACTTGATGCTAGAATCTTATCAGCAGCATTAAAGTCGATTTATATTGCAATTCTTTTCTCTCTGTATGTTAAGTTGCATAGAGGGCATATATCATATGTGGATTATGCTATTGCATTAATATTGATTATTTTCTTGTGCTCCTCATCTAACATTGCATTCTTCCCTTCATTTTACCAGGAGCAGGTTGTGTTGGTCTTCCTTCCATTAATGGCTATGTGCCTTGTAAGAAGGGAAAACACATTACTTACCACCACACTGTTTGTGATATCTGCTTTTGTTATCGGCGGGAGCAAAAGTCAATTTTTTTACATACCGTTGCTGTCAATGCCATTTGTGTTCTATTTTTACAACTACAGGAAATTAGCTTTAGCTGGCCTTGCCATTTCTCAGGTTGCATGTGTTATTTTTGTAATGAATTCATCTGACGCCACTAATTTCAATAAGTATCACTCTGCCTACTACGGAGTTTACGCTTACGAAAAGATGAATGATATAGATCTTCCAGGCGGGGTTGATGAAAAGTGCATTGGAATTGATGCTTGGGGTGGGCAGTTAGACAAGGAAAAAGGATCGCATCGCTCTACGCTTGGTAAGTCATGCTATGAAAACAATAAGAACGTAAGTTTTATTGATTCTGTACGTGAATACATCAAGCATCCAAGTATCATTTTTATGCTCCCTTTTGATGATGTAGTGAAAGATAATCTGGTAACTGATTATATTCATGTAGCAAAGACTATAAAGGTCATAGTCGACGACAGAATCACATGGTCAACTCAGTTGACGCATCTTAAAGATAGATTTTTCGGAAACCTTCGTATGTTTGTCATGATTTTGATAATGGTAGCGTTTCTCGTTAGCAGAAAGACAAGGAGTATGTCCGTTCCGGTGGTTCTAGTTTCTCTTTTTGGTATTTCTCAATTTTACATATCATTTATAGGAGAAGGTTACCGGGATCTATCAAAGCATCTGTTTGGACTATCATTCTCTTTTGATATGGTCGTATTCTTGTCAATATCATCTTTGGTTTATATCTTAAAAGGAAAGCCCCATTAGGGGCTTTTTTCAAGCAGACCAGCTTACGTAAGCTTTCCAGTTGATGCTGAATGCTGTTGTAGTTACTGCTGTCTGGAAAGAAATTTCAGTATCTGATGTCGACACTACAGCTATTGGGAGGGGTTGAGATGTTGTGCTTGTAATGACGTATGCAGACACGTCATGCAACTTGAGATTTGTTGGTGTGTCTGTGCCAACGGTGATAGATACCCTTCCATCTCCTCCGTTTATCGCCTTTAATCCCCATGATGTTTTAACAAAATAGTTAGGGCCTACCTTTGTATATCCATTTGGGGTTATGGCGTCGATGATATATCTCCCGCCAACCGTGTCGAAATTACCCAGGAATCCAGGGGCAAATCGTGCTACGTTACTGCCAAAGTACACATGAGAGTTCTCGAACACAGTACGAGATGTCGCATCTGTCGTGGCAAAGTATACGCTGCCGAAATTAGTTGTATTACTCCAGTCTCCGCTGAGATTGCGAATTACAAGGCAACCAACATTTAAATTATAATATTGGGCATTAGCTGTTGCTGGTAGAGTAAACAGCTCAGAATTGCCCATAAGAACTGACATTGCATGGTAAGGACCATGCTTACCAGTTGTGTTTGTCAGGTAATAATCCTGAGTCCAACTTAAGTTGACAGATATGCTTCCACCATAGTTATAGACATGGGCGCCCTGCCAGGCTTCTATACCAAGCTCTGTAACATCAAAGCTGTCACAGTTATACGTGGTAAGTGCAATAGCAGTTTCGTTTCCAGTGTCATAAATAGGGTATACGGTTGGGTTAATGAGCATTCCTTCAACCCATCCTGATAATTTGCCGTATTTTGCTCGACGAACAACTGGCCCATAAACGCAAGCATCGACCTCTACCCTCAGGTTAACAGCCGTCATTACAGCACCTGCTACTGGAGTGTATTCAGGGGTAGCCGTAGCTGGGTCTAACCAAAGGCTTTTATGGCAAGAATCAAACCTTACCGTCCCTGAAACATTCCAGCATACATAACCAAGGAAGCCATATTCGCATCCGTTAACGCTGATATTTACTTGCAATCCGAGCGCGTGGTCGGCGTGGAACCCTATCGTACTGTCATATTTACTGTTATACCTTCTTGGGCGATTCCTTGTGAGACGGAACCCTTTGAATACTATGCCGCGGACGAATTCATCAGAGCTGCCTACTTCTGCAGCTGTTGCCACCCTAACAATACAATCTTGCCCAAATCCACCTGAGCTACCCTCCCTGATAAACATGGTGCAATCACGGTCCAGGCTAGGCATATCATTGCCATACCATTTTGCTTTTTCACCTAGTTTTAGGTAGTTGTTGCCAAGATGATACTTGGCGTAGAAAGGGCATCTTACCGCTGTTTTACCTCGCGCATAGTTCTCAGCCGCCTGGCATGCAGCCCAGTCGATGGTCTGCGTCAGAGATGTCACGAAAGGATACACGGCCTGCGCTGCGGCAAGGGTCGCATAGCGCTCAGATAATGGATGGGCTATCCCATCGCCAATAGCACCGAACTGCTCAGGGGTTACAAATAGAATTGTCTGTGCAAGATTCCCCCTTGGCTGAACACCAATGTCACTGGCTCCATCCGGCGAAGACAATCTTTGCTCCAATTGATCAGGGTCGTACTTCAGCACATTCGGAAAATAGAACTGCTGCGCACCGTACGCATCATAAACAGCCATAGAGTGGCCTTGCACAGTTACGAACTTGGCAATCTGTCCGTTATATACCGGATATCCGGCAGCGTTAATGATGATTGGTTGTGAAACAGGAACGTGAGAGCCGTCTTCATTCTCTACATAAACCTGAATCTGGTTTTCTGGATTTACCGGGTCAGTGTCAATTTTTCCGATATAAATTTTGCCATTGGCTACAGCTTTAAAAGAACGAGCCATAGTGAAGAGTTGCGAAGGCATCGATACGATCACATTGGCTGTAATGTCTGTCATTTAATTTGCTCCAGATACAAGGAATCGCCGCAGCGTAGCTACGGTGAATTTTGGGCATAAAAAAACCCAGCCGAAGCTGGGTCGTTGCGTTGGTTATCTGTCAGTAGTTATGTACTGAATGAGGCAATTCTTTATTCTTAAGTCTCATCCATGCGGAAAGATTCGTTGGTCCGTCTGGCTCATTAATATCAACATCTCGTGTGTGGTTTATTAAAACGTCTCTCGCCATTCCGATAACATACGAGAATTCATGACCGTAGTCGTAGCATCTGCCGGAATAGTTCGATTGAATTTGTTTTAGCGCCGGATACAGTTCGCGGAATAATGCCTGTGAGCGGTTGGCATAATCCCATAACCATACAAGGCTGTTTGCTTCTTTTGCAGAAAGCTCGTTGGTTTTCTTCTCTTGTTTGCCAATGAACTCACCTTCAAGCACTACCCTGTGGATGTACTCTACGGCCAGCGGGATTTGTTCAATTGAAAGTTCATCAATGCTGTCAATACCAAAACGCTGATGAACCATATTGTATGCATCGTCATAGCGAAGTCCTTTCTTTCCTACCAGCATGTTTACTGCATCGCGTAGCGGTGTTCTTTCCTCAACAGTGGTTTTCTTTCCTTTTACATACTCGCCATGTTTGCGAATTGAAGGCAGAACTTCTGCTGTTACCCACTTGCGGAATTTGTGCGGGACTGAACCTTTATTGACTGCATCGCGGCAGCGCAGAACCAATGTATACATACCTGATTCGCTCACAATGCTTAGATTCTGCTCACCACCAAGGGTGTAACTTAAAGTTACTCCCTTTTCATCGTCATCAAGTGCAGTAAGCGCCTTGCGTGAGTTAGTCAAATCTAAAGCATCACAAACATCTTTAGCTACAAACCACGGCTCACCGCACTTGTTGATGACGCGGATTTCACTGTCGCCGAATTTGAAGATGGTGAAATCGTTTTGTGCCTTTGCTATACTTTTCATGTCAATATTTCCTAATCCGATTTGTTGATGCCGAAGCCCTGACTGTTACAGCAGTTGGGGCTTCAACTTTACGCACCAATGCGCCCTTCCTTCTTAAAGCTTTCCATTACTCGCTGATAAATCTCAGAATTAACAGACCGACCATTTTCTTCCGCCACCTTGCGTACCAAATCCAATACTTCTTTAGGCCACCGCAAATTGAACTGTGGCATTTTGCTCATTCCTTTCATGTTCACCTCACAATATAGGTCCACGGTGGACCTATTGAGAATATAGTAGAGTGCTTCTATCATGTCAATACACTAACTTGGAGTGATGGCATGGCTAGAGATGATCCGCACTTTAACTTCCGTATGCCTTTGGAAGTAAGAGAAAAATTGAAATTAAGAGCCGAGGCTAACGGAAGGTCAATGAACTCTGAGTTATTACAAATCGTTCAGGATGCACTATCAAAACCATCACCGATTACAGGATATCGCGACGAAGCTGAACGCTTGGCTGATCAGCAGGCTGAGCAGTTCAAGGCTATAGTGTTTGAGACACTTAAAAAGATTTATGAAAAGGATTTGAAATGAGATTTCTATCACTGTTCTTGTTAGCAGTTGTCTCTTCTTCCAGTGCTGAGCTGCGCGAGCTTCAAACGGGTAATGACCTTCTTTACAACATTCAACAAGGTAAAAAGGGTGATGATTTTTCATCGCTTTACATTACTGGATATTTGCGCGGAGTAACTGACTCATTGATACTAATTGGTTCTCTATGTCCTCCTGATGGCGTTGACATGTATCAATACACCGATATCGTTGAGAAATATCTAAACAAAAACCCAGAATCAAGAAATGAGAGTGCAGTTATACTAACCGCCCTAGCAGTAGGAAAAACATTTCCGTGCAAAAAGAATCAATAACAATAAGGGCTTAAAATGAAATTGATTATAGCAATGGCTTTCCTTGTCTTCTCGTTTTCTGTCTCAGCAGAGTGCTGGGTCGTTGGAGATATGCACGGAATAAGCTATTCAGAACGAAATAATTTTCAACCGGAAGAAGATGGTTTTAGTGGAACATTCATCATTAAGACAAACGGTGAAGATGCCAGTATCACATATTCTGGGACGGATGCGGGCGGCATGGCTTACAAAGCATTGTCTAAAAACTCCATCATTGGAATCGGCGCGAATGGCGAAACTCAACGAGTTATCGACTCATGGGTAATACATCCTAATGGAACAGTTTTAATGTCGAAAACCATTTCTGGTTATGGGAATATGGATTCAACCAAAGCTTTTGTTGGAAAAGTAAAAAGAAAATGTTAACGATTGAATCCAATTCCCCATACGTTACTGCTGTGTTGCCTCAGTAGCAAGCAGCGGCCTGATGGCATTTGCAGCGTTACTCAACGCTCTTTCATAGGCTGGCGTTCCAGCTTTAGTGTTTGCCAGACGTAAGAGAGCATTCCTTGCTGCTTTGGACTCATACAAACGCATCATTGCACCAAAGCCAGCCTCAAGCCCCATTGATACACCAAGAGTCGCAGTTGCGCCAATCGTCCTTATCCTGTTGGCTTGTGATTGCCCCGTCTGAGTTACTACATTTGCGGTGTCTGACCTTGCTGTTTGCTGTAGAACTTCATGAAGAGCATCAAGCTCTTTCATGTGCTTTCCAGAAAAAATAGTGTTGTAAATTTCACCGCCTGACTGAGATTTCAGCTTATTAACTTCAGTGATGAACTTGGCTGGAGAGTCACCGGCCTTTTCCGCTATTTTGCTGACGTAAGCTGCACGCATAGCATCTTTCCCTTTATCATCCAGGGCGCTCCATATTCGTTTCACGTCAGATGGTTTTCTGCTTAATACAACGGTATTTATAAGTTCAGGACTGGCTTCACTGCTTGCCTTGTTGAGCTTGTTAGCAATGTTTTTATTAAGCACCTTATTATAAACGTTTGCATAATCGGAATTTGCTTTAAGGTATTTTGCTGCGTCTGATGCACCGAGGTTTTTAGCAACTGCGTTACGAAGGTCTTTTGACATTGCATTCTCTACCATATTGGTAGCTGCTTTTGCCTGGTTGGGGAAGACCATAGCATCTCCCTGAACATTAGATCTAAATGCTGTTCTGTGCTGACGCAAGAGATCAAACGTAACATCCAAATCAGTTGCAGGGTTTGCTAATTCTTCACGTAGGTTACGCAAGGATGTAAGCAGGCTTTGATTGGCAGACGTCCCAAGCCGTTCCTGTCTTGCGATCGCTGTATTCAGAGCATTCATGGTATTTGTGGTATCAACTGCGGCATTACCCATTTTATTGGTGACGTCATTGATAACAGCGCCAGCGGCATCCTTCCGCCCCCTTAACGTGGTGGTAAGAGATTTCACCACATCATCAGGGTTGTACTCACCAAAACGGTCAAAATAATTACTTACCAGCTTACTACGCGTTGCATATTGCTCCGCTCGCTTTGAGCCTGTCCCGAGCAAAGCCCCCTCGGCATCCTGAGTTAGGCCGCGAGTGAAAGCATTTTTCGGCGGGATAACATCAGATGTCATTGGTGTCACGCCCATCGATTCTGATGTGGCAATTTTCTTCGCCACTTCTGGCGCAATATCACCTTTTATAGCCGTTATTCCACGCCCTATTCCCTTTGCTGCTGCGGAAAGAACACCCTGAGTGGCAAGGTTAACTCCGGCATTTTTAGCTGCATTTTGTGCGAAATCGCCTTTCTGATTTGCGGCCTCTGCCAGTGATCCAATAGCCATGCTTCCTGCCGTTCCAACTCCTGGAACTAAATACCCACCAATTGTTTCACCGGCTTGCGCGTAGGGGTCTGTCGGTCTGTCTACTGGACGATAAACATCATCCAAAACCTTGGGTCCACCAAGCCCCTGACTGATTGCATTAATCAGACTTGCGCCGCCCTGCAATACGTCAAATGGTATGTTTACCAGACCACGACCAGCCTGTTCTGCAATTTGCCCTGCACTTTGACCACCAGTGAGCCAATCGCCAGCTTGTTGGATCAATGATGGTTCTTCCCGTGTTGGTGCATTATTGGCCTGATTAACTGTTTGTTGCTGAACAGCCTGACCAGCATAATACTCATCAATGGCGTTGCCAATATCTTCGGTGCTCGTACCATCAGGAAAGGTAAATGTCTTACCGTTTGCAGTTACTTTCATCATTCCACCGTAAATTGAATGCCTGATTTTGAGGTATATGATCCAACCTGATTCCGTGGTTCTCCTGAAGGTGTCGAATCTTGTGCTGGCGCTGCGTCAGTATTCATTGACATATACCGCTTAACGGCACTCCCCAATGATTCACCTTTTTTAACATCCAACCCCAATATCTGACCGCCATTACGCGATTGTCCTGGATTGCCATTCGCGCTCATCCACTCGGCTTTAAACTCATTAAACTGCGCGTTTCGTCGCTCAAGGTTTGCCATTGCATCAAGCCATCTTGCGACCGTCTCAGGGTTATCCATGTCAGTTGGTGCCCCCTGCCGAACGATCTCAACGTCTTTATCCGTTGCGGGGCCTGGAGGTAGGAATTTAAGAACCTGACTGTTAACAAGGGCATTTTGGCGGATGCGCAAATCACGCAATGTTGTATCGCTTCCGGTAAGTTTTGCGAACATGTTCTGTGCGTTACCGAACAAACCTGTCGTTGGTTTTTCTGCTCTGAACTGTTGAGCAAGCGCACTCATAGAATTGGCTGAGTTTGATGATGCTGTAGCATTGTTTACAGCCGTCTCGATGCCTTTTTCCATGTTTACTGACAGCTTAGGTGCTTCGCTAATCAACTGCTGAGCCTTTTCCTGCGCTTGCTGCATCTTAAACCCGAACTCTTGCTGATCCAGAGCCAAGCGTTGTGCTGCGATATTGTGCCCAGTCATTGCTGACTGATAGGAAAGGTTTTGCCCTCTCGCCTGAAGTGCTTCTCCAGCCTGATTGCTGCGGATTGTCTCTGCAAGTTTTCCGCGATCAATCTCACGACCAGCCATCTTGTCCTGAACATTGAAGTAATCAATCGGACCAAGAGCAGCCATTCCAAGGTGATCAACAAACTCACCAAATCCTGAAGGGTTCTGCTGATACATCTGAGCAACGTTATTAGGGTCAACACCGACGCGAGTCAGTTCCTTGGCGTTGTTTTGCAGCCATGATTGCATTGCTTCTGGAGACGATGATGCAAGGCGGGCGCCAGCCGCTAAGGTGCCGATAGAATTGCGCTGGTCTTCATCAATGAATCCCATGCCTTTACGAACAGATTCAATCTGGTCTGGATATTGAGTAGCCAACTGACGCAAAGCACCGCGATCACCAGACGCATAAGCATTAGCGTATGCCTGCTGAAATTCTTTCTGCCGCTGAGCCTGCTTTTCCTGCTGAAAAACACCCGCAATACCAGAAAGACCTTGCAAAGCTGTCAGCCCAACATTGTTAGCGCCTGAACGCTCAATATCATTGTTCTGCCTGATAAGCTGAAGCGTGTTGCCGATGTCATTTACGCTCGGAGCGTTTGAGTTGACGCCGCCGATACCAGCCAACAATCCGCCATTTGATCCTTGCCAAGTAGCCATGATTACCCCTTAAAACAACGAGCCAAGCAATCCGATACCAGCACCAATGCCAGCGCCCCAAGGTGTTGATGTTCCCAAAAGGCTGGCAAGACCTGCACCGGCAATCGCACCAGACGTTCCGCCACTAATTGCTGTCTGAAGACTTGATGGTTTGTTGGCATTAGCAGCGGCAAGAGCTGCGCTTTGCTGTGCAATGCTGCTCATGTTGTTGGCGTACGTCTGCCCGGCGTTTGCCTGACCTTGCAGAGCACCAAGCCCAACGTTTGCCAGATTGTTGTAATTGCTCATCTGGTTTGATAACCACGACTGACCGAGAGTCGGCGCGATCGTAGCCAGTTGATTGCTTGTGGCTGTCGAACCAAGTCCTCCCGTAGCCTCCGCAGCAGCAAGACTCTGGTAACGAGCCTGACCTGCAAGGTCTTTATACTGCTGAGAGTTGTAATACTGATTAAGTGCCTGCCCCTGACCTTCTAAACTGGAAAGGTTCTGAAGCTGGTTAACATACTGCTCCGCAAGAGGCGTGAACGGAGCAAGGTTTTTCATGATCGTCTGCCACTGCTGATTTTGCAGGTCTGCGGCATACTTCTGGGCTTCTGCTGCATACTTTGCGCTTTTATCAGAGCTACCACCTTTCCCGCCTTTTTCAGGGCACCAAGGTTCCTCGCCGCGCAGTTTTCTGCCCAGCTTAAATGCATATAACATGGCTATCTCCCGTGATTCAGGAAGTCGATTAGTTCTTCGCGTGTGGCGCTGTAAAAAGTCACGTCATCCACGCCTTTGAAGTATTTCTTGATGGTTCCGACACGCTTAAGGCCAATCATTGCGCAGTAAATCTGCCCGTGGCGGAATTTGCGTGCGGCGAACGATGTGACGCACTGAACGGTGGTGTTAGTCAGAATGTATTGCCAGAACGCCATCCCGATTTCCTTGCTGAAGCCGCGAACCTCTGGCAGGTACATGGCGTGGCAATCGAATGTAAGCGGCTGAATTTCCTGATAGTAAACAATGCCGCCAAACTGACCGTGCACGTTAACCTCAAAGTAACGGCATTCAGGCTTGTAGTCGTATCCATCACCGTTGTTGCTACCGGCGATAATGTCAGGGTGATTTCCGACTGCTTCGATCAGGTCGATGTTTCGCGTTTGTTTGAACTGAATCATCACTGCTCCGCGATTATCTTGATGGTTGTGGCAGTAAACGCCGCACCATTTGACTGAATGGTTAACGTACTGCCATTTGTGGCAAGAAAGCCGTCTTTATCCACGCTGAAGAACGTAGCTAACAGGATGTTGTCGGTTGTTGTCGCCGAGTTGCGACTGCTTACCAGTGTGTCAGGAACAGAACCGGAAAATGTTAGCTGCATTGACCTGTTGGCGGTTCCGCTGGGCCACGTCCCGACGATCGACAGCTTGAAGAACAAGGTTTTGTTCTCGTTGAACACAACCATCTTGTTGTTAACGGTGTCGAAGAATGGTGCCAACGATCCTGATGACGGCGTGAGCGTTTTCAGCAGGCTAACAAGGTTGGTCGGCGCTGTCGGAATGGTTACTGATACGCCAGAGTAAACAACCTCTGACTTCTTGCGAGTAGTGGCATACTCCAGAGCATCAATGCGCGATTCATGGTCTGAAACCTGCGATTCCAGCGACTGAACTCTGGTATCAAGCGACGCAATATCGCTTTCATTCTGAGCGATTCGCGTTTCATGTTCCTGAAGAGTTGATTCTGCCTGGCTGATTCGCTCCTCATGATTAACAAGCGTTGCTTCCGCAGCAGAAATTCGCTGCTCATGGTCAGCGAGAATCACATCCTGCTCATCGTTCCTGACCTGTGCATCATAAGCGCCCTGTCCGGCCTCGTTGGCTTTGTTAGCCACGTTACCAACATCAGTTCCCTGTGCGATAACGTAAAGCAGATACGACTGCGAGAAGATATTACGCGGAAGGACTGATGTGTCGAGTCGTGTAGCCTGAATGATTACCGGCACATTAAGATTCGAATCAGCCATTACTCAATCCTTATCTGGCAGCCAGACAGAGTGACAGGTGACTTAGTGATAACGCGCAATTTGAAGCCAATGTTTTTCCTGATGCGCCCTACTTTCTTCCACAAAACGCGTTTGTCGTAAACGAACGGTTCATTCTGCTCAATCATCTGCTCACGCCCGTAATTGATGCCGTCAGTGGTTGCAGAGAGGAACAGGCGGTCAGCGTACTGCGCAACGCCAGTTGACGATTCAACCTCAAGGTCGAAAACTCTGGCGTTATCTGCTTTGAAGAGTGGAGTAAACAGCAGATGTTCCTGTTGCTTGTCGTACTGGCTGCTGATATCGAATTGCAATTTCCCGGTCACGGATTCCAGCTTATCGCCGCACGTTATCTGATTGCCTTCGTAAATGAAGTCGATAGCGCGATACACATCGTCATACAGGCCTGTTTTCAGTACACACCATTGCGGACCATTGGCGCTTGAAGATGCGTCGTACACCAGAACATGGCGCGGAAGATGGATAATCAGCAGCTCATGCGCATCAAATCGCAGAGACTCCATCACACCATCAGCCAGTTCATCAGCAGTGTAGGAGCGGAGAATTTTCTCAATGCTCGCGCTGGCGATTGGTGACACCTGACCGGATCCGATGATGTATACAGACGGCGCACCCGTTGCCGGATTGCTGATAAACGCATACGAATCAGCGAATGGCGTTTTGCAGTAAGTTCCGGCAATGCCTTTCTGCACCATCAGTGATGGCTGTGCGACATACAAAGCAGCACCAACAGTTGTTGCGCCAGTCAGGGAGAAATATTCAATCGTCGATGAACCAAAGCAGACGATGAAGTCTCGCCATGTTCCGATGCCGATGATGCCGTCAGGCTGAGACTCAGCACGATATTGTGCGCTGTAGCGGTCAGGATGCGATTCGTCTTCAAGGTCAGTGATAAACCATGAATCAGTGCCGTCTTTTGACCACGCATAACGCCCACGTAAGCGCGTAATGTCGCGGACTGAACCTAACTCATACTGCGTGAATCCGCTGTCTGTAGGCCAGTTTGAGACGGTTTTAACCGTGCCATCATAGCGATACTCGACCAGTTGACCATTAACGCCTACTGCCTGTGATGTCCGACCATGCGCCATTGATACACGACCACTTCCGGCAACGTCACCGACTTCACTTTCTCCTTTGTACAGCTTGCCACCACACACACGATAAACAGCATTCTGCGCCATGTTGTACTCGACGCCGCGAGATGCACCGTTCACATCAGAGCGTTTGGCAATGCCCGGGAATGAACGAAGATATCCGCTGCTGTTGAGTATTTCTTTGGGTGTAGCCAACATATTCACTGGCAGATAGTCGATATAGTCGGCGTTTCGAAAGTCTTTGCCGACACCTTTCATAAGCGGAAGTTGCTGAATCGGCATTATTCGCTCCCGTTATCGCAAGGTTCCTTTCGGTGGAAGTAATTCCAACCGTTCCACTTCGCCAACTGGTTACCACTACCAACAGGCATACGGTTTGGATATGCCTGTAATCAGCTAACTTAACGACGCCCATGTTTCACTCCTGCTTTGGCTAGTCTGTAAACACCAACAAGGCGCTCTGCGAACGCCCTGTTATTTGCTGCGGCTACCACTAATCCCTCAGGTGAATCAGGGTGTCGAATCTCTTCTTTTTCCTGGTATTTCTTACGACGTTTTGTCATAATTACTCCTGTGGATTGATCCAGTCTTTCTACATCAGGCCTCGAAGAATTCGCCGTTCTTCGGGGCTTTTTCTTTTGTCAGGTAATCGGCAAGCCGCTTAGTCAATTCAGCCATTTCATCGTCTTCGATTCCGTATTCCAGAACAGCAAGCATCATGCTTACCTGCGAGAAGAAACCATTCTTCCATCGGCTTTACCGCATACCAATAACGCTTCACTCGAGGCGTTTTCGTTATGCAATCAAATATAAGGAGTTACCCATGATGCACTTTCAGCTCGCGGGTAGCGGCGTCATGTCCGCTTTCTACCCGCACGAATCTGAATTATCACGCCGAGTTAAACAATTAATCAGAGCAGCAAAGAAACAACTGGAGGCGTTATGCGCAATGAAATAGCCATCAATCACCAGATGCTTCGAGCAGCACAAAACAAAGCAGTAATAGCCAGATTTATTGGTGATTCCAAAATGTGGCTTGAAGCAAATAAAGAGATGAAATTAGCTATCAACCTTCCATGGTATCGCAGGAAATGAGTTTTACAGATAACTGGTCAGACGAAGAATTCATTCGTCAGATGAAAGAATTAATCGGTAACGAAGGAGATATTCATGTCACTTGCAACCACAGTGAAGGAGAGCAAGTTACAGAGACGCATGTACACGCAGAAAGCTCTCTGGTATCGCCATAATGGTGACCGCGAAGGAATGCGGGTATGCCTTAACTTGTCCCGAGTCGAAGTATTAAATCAGCGTTATTTCCTTGGGCCATGTCCATTCTGAGAACAATCATATGAGCAAAGAATTTTACGCAAGACTGGCTGCCATTCAGGAGAATCTGAACGCGCCAAAAAATCAGTACAACTCATTCGGTAAATATAAATACAGAAGCTGCGAAGATATTCTTGAAGGCGTTAAGCCGCTACTGAATGGCCTGTTTTTATCAATCAGCGATGAAGTTGTGTTGATTGGTGATCGGTATTATGTGAAAGCCACGGCAACTATTACCGATGGCGAAAACAGTCATACGGCAACCGCTCTTGCACGAGAGGAAGAAAGCAAGAAAGGAATGGATTCTGCACAAGTTACTGGAGCTACAAGCTCTTATGCACGCAAGTATTGCCTCAATGGTTTGTTCGGCATTGATGATGCGAAAGATGCAGATATACCCACTTCCCTGAAATTGACCCGCGCCTGCGTAATTACCGCTCACGCTATGGCGCTATCAGTAATGACTGAGGAATTTACCATGAGAGGACTTGCATACAATCCCGGCATTCTTCCGGCAGAAATGATTATTCGCCAACGCGTAAAGCCAATGCCATCGAGAGAGGAATTGCTTAAAAGAAAGAGTTTCGGTTCTGTTAATGACAACAAATATCTGAATGCGATGTGGCGCAAAGGAGGCAAACAGTGAGCGAAATTAATTACCAGGCACTGCGTGAAGCGGCAGAAAAAGCAACGTGTGGTGAGTGGTCGCTCGAATATGGAGAGAGCCGATTTGATTGTGATGATGCGCTAATTCATCGCGAGGCTGCTGGATATATTCCCATTTGCAGAATTGAAGGAGCGCATCCTGAAAGCGGTTTCGATGAAGATTTCCAAATGGAACAGCAGGCCAATGCTGAATTCATCGCCGCAGCCAATCCGGCTACCGTCTTGGCGCTGCTTGGCGAGCTGGAAGCAGCAAAAAAGCGCATAGCAGAACTGGAAGCCGAACCTGTAAGCCAAACTTACAACTTGCCAGAATTAATCGAGGGCATGGAAGTTTCCATTGATGTAAGCACTTGTGATGCTGATTTAGGCAATCGCTATTTCGGCACCGTCACCGAGGCGTTAGAACTTGATACAGCCAAGAATGGTTACATCCTCCTGGTTCAGGACGCAGAGCCAAACTTCGATGTAAATGGCAACTCTCCGGGAACTCCGGATAGTTGGATTCCGGTAAGCGAAAGGATGCCGGAACCTTATGAATACGTTCTTGTAACTGATGGTTTTGATGGCTGTGAGGTTATGCGTGTTAATACAGATGGCTACTGGGGGCCAGCAAAGAGTTTATATCCAGGTAGTATTACCCACTGGATGCCACTGCCAGCAGCACCGCAGCAGGATGGTGAATGATGCCGCCAGTTAAAGTTGTGATTATCACTTTGGTGATGATAGTGATTGCGAGAATCATGTCTGGTGAAGTTTGGTGGATATGGTAATGGCTAAGGCAGCAGCAGAGCGCAACTAACAATCCTCGCATTCGCGGGGATTTCTTTTATCTGAACTCGCTACGGCGAGTTTTGTTTTATGGAGATGATAAATGTACTTCCGAGTCACAGGTGAATGGAATGGAGAACCATTCAACAGAGTTATCGAAGCCGAGGACATCAACGACTGCTATAACCACTGGATGATATGGGCGCAGATAGCGCATGCAGACGTAACCAATATTCGAATTGAAGAACTGAAAGAACACCAAGCCGCCTGATGGCGGTTTTTTCTTGCCTGATTTGCAGGTTCGATTCCCTATTCGGAGATAGCACTCATGCAACACGAACTACAGCCTGATTCCCTGGTTGATTTGAAATTCATCATGGCCGATACTGGCTTCGGTAAAACCTTCATCTATGACCGGATTAAGTCCGGAGACCTGCCTAAAGCCAAAGTTATCCACGGGCGAGCAAGATGGTTATATCGTGACCATTGTGAATTCAAAAATAAGCTCTTAAGCCGCGCCAATGGGTAAAATAGCGGGTAAAATATTTCTCACATCTAAAAAATACCATTCTAATCAATCCCCTGCTGCCTCAAGTAGATGTCTGCAGGGGACGCCAGAACCCTGTCTACCGAAGTATATCAAAGTCTATTTTTCCCAATCATTTCAATGAAGTACACTTTAACCATGGTCTACCAAGGACTGTTGGGATATACGGACATCCAGCTTGTTTTGTTGGTATAACTGTTGGTATTGTAAGTTCGATAATGCAGATACCATCATCAGGAGGTCACAATGGCACTAACTGAGGTAAAAGTCAGAAATGCGAAACCTACTGAAAAGCCCGTCAAGTTAACAGATGGGGATGGTATGCATCTCCTGGTTCACCCTACGGGTTCAAAATACTGGCGGCTTCAATATCGCTTTTCTGGTAAGCAAAAAATGTTGGCGCTTGGTGTTTATCCCGAAGTGTCTTTAGCAGAAGCTCGTCGTAGAAGAGAAGAAGCAAGGCAACTCATTGCCAACAATGTTGACCCTGGCGAAAAGCGAAAAACAGAAAAGATTGAAGAGAAAGGCTTACTCATTTTTGAAACTGTTGCCAGAGACTGGCACTCAAGCAACAGAACCTGGTCAGACAGTCACAGAACTACCGTATTAAACAGCCTGATCACTCATGTATTTCCTGTTATCGGTAAGCGGAACATTAGTGAGCTTAAAACTCGTGATTTACTTGTTCCTCTGAAAAAAGCAGAGGAAACTGGACATCTTGAACTTGCTGCCCGTTTACAACAAAGAATCACTGCCATCATGCGGTATGCTGTTCACAATGCTTTGATTGACCAAAACCCAGCTTACGACCTCGCAGGCGCTGTAACCACTGCCAAGAGTAATCACCGCCCTGCCCTTCCCCTCGAACGACTTCCTGAGCTTCTCAAACGGATTGATGCCTATAAAGGGAAAGGTATCACTCAAATAGCAGTTCAATTAACTCTACTGACTTTCATCCGTTCAAGTGAACTTAGATTCGCTCGTTGGTCTGAGGTGAATTTCAAAAACTCCTTATGGACAATCCCTGCAGAAAGACGAGAATTGGAGGGGGTTAAGTATTCAAATAGGGGCTCAAAAATGAAAACCCCTCATCTTGTGCCGCTAAGTAAGCAGGCTGTAGTATTATTTAAAAGGCTCCAAGCTATAAGTGGAGAAAAGGATCTTATGTTCATTGGTTTTAGTCGCGATGACAAACCAATCAGCGAAAACACTGTTAACAAGGCTCTTCGCACCATGGGTTACGACACGAAAGCTGAAGTTTGTGGTCACGGTTTTCGAACTATGGCTTGTAGTGCATTAATCGAATCTGGGTTATGGTCAAGAGACGCCGTAGAACGTCAAATGAGCCACCAAGAGCGTAACTCGGTTCGGGCAGCATATATCCACAAAGCGGAACATCTCGAAGAGAGAAAACTCATGTTACAATGGTGGGCTGACTACCTTAATGCCAACAGAAAAGAACACATTACACCGTTTGAATTCGCCCAGAGAATAAAGAAAATGAATTAG